CGACTGCGACATCGCATCCGCAAACCGGCTCAAATGATCACCGTGCTCTAGGCAAAGATTACTCGATGCGATGGTGAGCGCAGAACTTCCGCCAGCCGATAAACCAATCCCCCCGGTGACACTGTTAGTTTGTGCAGTAACAACATCAGCAACATTGTACTTCTGCGTAGTATCATCGCTGTACTCAATTGTCGTATTTCCTCCAACGTCCGTTACTATCTCTTTGATTACTTTTGTTGCCATTTTGGTTTCCCTTTTGGTTTATTACTTTGGTTTTATTGTTGGTTCTAACCAGCGTTAGATGACTGCTTCATCCTTCGGACTCGCTAGAACTTAAATGAAGGCATAGGTTGGAACTGTTGTTGAGCCGGGGCTTGACTGAAGTTATAACCTTGGAATATCGGGGTACTGGATGAGGATGTGTCGATTGAACTGAGGGAGAATTCGGGTAACTGATTACCTTGGTTCAAAAACCAGAATCCAGCAACTGTTGCATCAAGTGCGTCATCGTGTTGTTTACCATCGCCTAAGAACTGCTCAAGCTCATCAAAGTACCAGTCATTCCATGCTCCGTGAACTACACTTACGAAACCTGCTTCACAAATAGATGCAAATGGACGGAAACGTACAAGTTTACTTTTAGTACTTGAGGGATATAGTCGAACGTAGTATCCCTTTTCTGCCAGTTGCTTCTGAAGGGAACTTGCGTAGGCTTTGCCAGCAGCCCCAGCATCCACTGGTAGAACGATAGTTACATCTGTACCGTCAATTTCAGCTTGTCTGAATATGAACTGTTCTACAGTGTGGAATCGCTCACGCATACGAGTAGCGTGCTCTACAGTATATGCACTATCTTTTGTTTTACTCAAAAGAACACCAGCAGTATAGTCAGGGTCTTTATTAACCTCATCTTTTAATGAGCCCGCAAAGTCATACGCACGCACACGTTTAGCTGAGAATGGCGCTGTATCAATAACTGGAGTCCACTTCTTTTTGAAGTAACCTTCAGCTTGCTTCGTGACGTACCAATTACCATAAAGCAGTGCTTCTTTGGTTTCTCGATCTTGCCCTTCTAGCCAAGCAACGTACTCAGGTTGACGTTCCATCAAAACTGGGTTGTCGTACACGTTTGCATTAATGAAGGTGAAGCTCAAAGGTGAACAACCCGGAATAAGTCTTTTCACTTCTTCCTCAGTATCACCCCATACTAGTTCATTATCACGCATCGTGAAGTACCTGCGCACACCACACTTATCAGGATCAGGTAGACCTGTAGGTAATAAATACCACTCAAGCCAGTTAGTTAACCAATGACCCTTACCTGCTGGATTACACGTCATACGCATCTTAGGACGCATTGCAGCCTCAGACCGCAGCCTTGACATAATGTAAACCACTTGAGATTGTGTTAGCTGCTGGGCTTCGTCCAGTAAAGCCATTGAAAGTTGCCACAGAGGTGTTCAGTATAAATCGTTAAGTTATACTCGCTCATTTTTGAGCAGCTTAATATCACTATTAAGATCAGACTATATCATACTCCCATTAGGAGTCTTACCGTTTCGAGCTACTTAGCTCTACTCTACTCCCTTCCTCTTTTCAGAGTGGTTTCGATAGTCGTTGGGCATTTACCAATCATAAGAATTTGAAATGTGAGTTTGTGTTCTTCGCTGTTTTATTGCTTTTACACTTGATATATTCACACTTGTTATTTCTGATATGTTTCTTAGAGGAAGATTTTGTACGAGTAGTTCACAGACTTGGATCGCTTTTTCTGGAGATATTTTCTGTTGTTTAGGTACATTTAGTAGGTTGTACTCAAACGAGATGTAGTTATATGCAGTTCCTTCTATGATTCTGTATATTTGATCTCTGTCTATATTAAACATTTTCTGTATATCGGATACTCTAGAACCTTGCTCTAGAAATTGGCATATCAGGTGTACATCTTCGTCTGTTATTTTATGAGGCTTGGATATAATTAGTCCAGTCCTATAAGCATGAATCATGTTCTCAGAACGAGTTACCCATTCCAGATTATTTACACAAGAATTAGTCTTATCACCATCAATATGATTAACATGAGCACCTTCAAAATGCGTATCTTTAAGATACATTAATGCTACCAGTCTATGCACTTTAAATGTTTTTGTTTTACCTTCAACTCTCAGTGTAATACAGGGATATCCGTTATCGTTATACTGCACATTGAGAAAGCGTTTACTTTTTAATGAGTAAATTTTACCTGTATCTGTTACACAATATTCAGGTGCGTTAATTTCTTCTAAGTTTTTCATAGCATACTCCATTCTGCTGATTGATATTTAGCAACGGATTGCCTCTAAAGGGTTCCCCGTTTTAAGTAAGTTTATTTTCGATGTGTTACCACAAAGCAGGGCTAGCACTTAACCCTGAAATGAATGCTTGTCTTCTTCGTATTGACAATGCCTAAATGATACTGTACCACCAGCAGGGTACTCCAGTATTCCGTCCCTTTTCTTTACTCTTAAAGCATTACCGTATACTTCCCGATGAAGACTGACGAATGTTTCAAAGATACCACCCGGACCATGAATCTGCGGAGAGATGCGCCGAACCACTAGACACCTAAATTTAGGATCACCAGAATGCTTCAAAACATCCATAGCTCCAAGGTAGCTTTTACCTGAACCAGCCCCACCGCCAAAAACCACAACGTCCGCATCATCATTGATGTACATTTCTTGCTTTTTTGACCTAGGCCCGATAACTACTTGTTTTTCAGCCATAATCCTCCTTTATTTATCTTCCGGTTTGTCTACTGGGAGCATACGGAGACTGAATACCGGTGTATTACTCTGCACCTCTACTCCCTCTTCATCTTCGTCCCCACCAGCGTATAAATCATTCACTAACTCTTTATAAGCATTCAATAGAATAACCGCAGCCTTTAACTGATTAGCATGCGCGGCGGTTTTGTCTTTCATTATGGTTGCCGCAGTCATAATACTCTCAGACAAATGTGGCTTGATCTTACGTATTAACGAAAGTAACTCTCCAGTCCTTATTTCCCTACGACTCTTCTCCTTGATACCACGAATGCGTCCTTGGACATTGATTGCGCTATCTATCTCGCCGTTATTATCTTTTCTAGCCTTGAATACCATACTTAATCTCCTTATCTCAGCGTAGAAACGCAAATAGCCCCAACGGGGCATTTTTAGTATATGTGCCGGTTACGACTCCGGCGCTAAATTTTCGTACTAGCCGTTGATGTTCACGCTTGTATTTACAAACAGACTTGGCAATCTATTCTGCGGGTATCAACCGCTGTTATGTCGCTACAAGAATACGACAGACGCACTATCCGCACATCACGGAACCTAAGGTAGGTTCTTTAAACCAGTGTAACAGACCCACAGGTACACTTCAGGTTACACTGGTATTCTTTGTGGAGAATCTTGGAATCGAACCAAGCGTGGCTTTTGGCCGTTGGATTTACAGTCCAATACATCACCATTGATGCTTCTTCTCCGTTATCTTGGCGGGCAGAGTACGACTCGAACGTACATCGGACGGATTTGGAATCACGTTGTTTTGCCATTAAACTATCGACCCTATTCTTATAGTGTATCTAATAGGAGTCATTAACCCATGTAACGACTGTCATTAGCTACATTCTGATCTTAATCATAAAACACAGCCTGAACCTTGCCACTTGGATTCATCAGAATGTCTAATTCCAGTTGTTCGTCAGGGTCTTGTTCGTCAGAACCCACGGTATCTTCTGGATTCATCCATTGCTTAACACGAAAGAGCAACTCCTTCGTTTCATCCTTGGTGTATTGGTTATTGTACTGCATTATGTACCTCGGGTTTATTTGTTATTGTTTTTATTATCATGAGTAGTAAACGTACTATACTACTTTTAATTAGTGCCAGTTACGCGCTGGCTATGCGACAGTTCAATGGAAGAGTACATACGTTTAATAAGAAGCTAGACTTGTAGTTTTCTGTGCCGTAGCAGACTGAGATACCCGAAGATAAACCTCTTGCATATTAGCTAAACTACACCTTGGTTTCTTACTAAGAATTATATCACGGTAATCAGCGAAATGCTAGTGAAATATTGCTAACATCTGTCACTCAAATATGCAATACTTAGTCAATATCTTGCTGTACTTCAGTTGTAGCTTCAGTACACCCTGTCTTGCCTTGATGATATCATGCACGATCTTCTTTCGCTCAATCCCCTTTTCAAACCAAGATATGACGTAATCAAACTGGTCACTTCCATGAGGTTGAATCCTGATATCCTTGATTAAGTTCCGGTGTGCTTCCTTGATTTGCAAGAATTCAGCCCGAGTAACTAACATCAGATTAACCAAGCGGTTATCCTCTGTGTCTAAGTTCCGGTGTAGAACCCTTTGGTAGTCCTTTGGGAATACACCAAAACCTAGAGCATATGCTACCCTTTCGAGTTTCATCTTGGTTGTCTTCTTGGTCAACGAACAGAATACTACAACTAAACCATCGTGGTCTTGCTGTAGGATTCGTTTGTTCTTGCAGTTACGTACTTCACCAGTCAACGGATTGTACTCTAGGAGTTCTTTTAGTCTTTCTGGTGTCATACTTACCTCTCTGTTCGTTTATTTTGGCTTAACTACCTTACCCTTGGTTGTAACGGGTTGAGGACTTTGCGCTTCTTCTAGGGCTTTCTGTTCAGCTTCAAATTGAGCTTCACGATAATCTTCCCTGATATCAAAGCGTTCACGCATCTCATCTGCATCAAGGTACAACTCCTTACCACTGATTACTTCCTTGATTTCATCTGCCGTCAAGAATCCCTCATATGCTTCATTCATTAGTTTCTCTGAAGTCTTGGCTACGTGCTGTACATGACTCAGTACATCTGCACCTTTACCACCAGTCCAAAAGGATACGTGGTGAATCAAAGCATTAGCTGAGTCAGTAACCACAACCGAATCGACAAACATAAGCAGGATTGAAGCTGCACTAGCGCACTGACCTACAACAACTGCTACTGTGTGCGCTTCTGTGGACTTAACAGCCTCTAGAAGTGTCTGGAGCCCTGAAAGAGCGCCTCCGCGACTGTTGATCTTGAATAGCACTAGATCGTTCTCTGTAGCATTATCCATCATCTGAACTACGGCTCTATAATGTGATGGCTCTACGAAATCAGTGTCAATTGGAACAGTGTACTTGAATGATGTGTTAGTATCAACGAAGTATCCTAATTGGGCAGCTTGGACAGAATCCTCGTTGTAATCATCCTCTGAGTTAAGTCGTGTCTTGGTGAAGTTCTTGTTTAATTTCTGTAGTTTTGTCATATTACCGACCTTTCTTGAATTGTTTATCTTGTTCAGCCTGAGATACAATCGCAGTACCACGCTCATCTTCTAGCATTTCTTCCTCGAATGCAATCACGAATTCTTTTGTAAGTCCACTACGACAGATATCTTCTCGTGTGAAGTTCACGAAGGAAGAAGAACTGATGTTGTACTTGTCAGTGAGCTTACGCAGATACCGAAGACCATTCATTCCGTTCTTAACGTCAGTCTGCATTCCAGTATCATCACCACAGAAGATAATCTGGGAATTCTCACCAACTCGTGTTACTAGCGCTTGAACTTCAGGTACAAACAAACACTGTGCTTCATCAATAATAATGATAGCATCATCCCAAGATCGACCACGAATTGTTTCCAATGAACAAATCTCGATAGTCTCATTCTTGATGTGAATCTCAGTGGTAGCCTTACCCAAG